ACGAGCTAGGGTTTACAATTACACTAGGAGTACTTCCCGCCTGTGGAACCTCTACAGATCCAAATTTTGCACCAATTCCGCCGTCAACTTTTGATTGCTTATAGAATTCATTCGCTGGGAATAAGTTTTCTTGTAATTCCTTACTGAATAATTTAATTACCTGTTCTGCCATTTTCTTAATTCTTAAAAGTTAGTATTTATTTATTTTGTGTACTCATCAAAAAGAGCCTCGAATTTTTCGGGCGTCTCGTTTCTCATTTCTTCCAATCCTTGAGGGTCGTTCTCTCCCCACTTTTGAAAATCCCAGTCTTTGCGATCCTCCGCGCCCTCTGGTTTAATTTCGTTAGTAATTAAGCTTGCAACCTTTGAGGATGAAACCCCACTTAATAAAGTTTTGGCGGCTACGATGTCATTTTTTGCCTGAACTAGCCACGCGTCTTTTGCTTCTTTTGTAATTTTTCCCTCTTTGATAGCGTTTTCAACTAATTCCAAAGCGGTTGCCTCTTTTAAAGTTTTCACTTCATTCTCTAAAGCTTTTAAGCTCTCCTCTTTTTTGTCAAGCTCCAAAACCTTAGCGCCTAGCTCGTTGTTTAACTCCTCAAGTTTTGAAGCGCTGCCCTCTAGCTCATTTTTTAACTCCTCAACCTTTAAAGAGTCCTCTTTTAACGCAGTTACTTTGGAAAGAATATCTTCCTCGCTTGCGTTTTCGATTTCTAAAAATTTACCTAATTTGTCCATTTTATCGGTGTTATTTATGTAAGTATTCGCCATTTCAAAAAGTGCCTCTACATCGTCGGAGGCTATTAATTCGGGTTTTATTCCCTTTGTTCTTTCAATTTCATCAAAGAAACCCATCTCTGTGGCTTCCAACGCAGTCAAAACCGTTTCTTTCCCTAACATCTCGTCAATCTTTGCCTCTGGAAGGTCTGTCCTGCTTCCTATCATTGTCTTTAAACTTCCCAGCATCTTGTTCAATAAAGTTGCTTCGACTTTTTTACCCGCTGGAACTTGTGGCCCGTGAGCGTGAAAAATTCCATAATCTAAAATAATACGGTAGTCCCCAGCTTGAGAAATTATTCCCGCCATGCTTGCAGCGATTCCCACCACTCGCGTGACAGTCTTAAAGGGTGCGTCTTTAATAGAGGAAAAAATACTAAACCCCTCTTTTATTGATCCGCCCACGCTGTTAATGTCAATTATAACCTCCTCAACTCCTTGAGCTGCTAGAAATTCCATCTCTTGAGCGAAGTCGTCCCCGTTTATGCCTTCCCCTCTGTTTGCGTTTATAGGCTTTCTGATAGACATTTTAGCCGTTTTGCGGCCTGTCACATAATTGTCGATGTAGTTAAATTGACTCATTAGTACTAAGTTAAAAGTAAATAACTGTAGTATTAACGGTTTTTTGATTATCTTAGACCAAAATAGACCAACTTTTTTGCAATGAGTATAAAACTAGAATTAAAAACATGGGTAAACGGGCGCCGAAGAATACTCTTCGAGCGCTTAAAAAAGAGTAAAGATGCAAGCACCGCCCAAATACTAAGGGACGTGCTCGACTTTTACTACGAAAATAACCCTAATATTAAGTGATGTTTAAAAAGTCCTCCTTATACTCGTACTGATCCGCTGGGGTTGTGTTGTTCCCGTAAATAATAGTATTAAAAACTAAAATACCACTACCAGAGGAGGGAAAGCTTGCTCCTTGGTCATCTAGGCGAACATCCCCCAAAAGGTTAACATTAACTACAGGCGGTTGATTTCTGTTAAAAGCATCCTGCACGTAACTTGCAGCAACCGGGACACCTACCCCCGCATTAATGGAAATACCGCTCAAATTAAATAAAGTCGGGTTAGGACTCGGGAGAGTACTAAAGTCAATTTCTACAGCTCCGCGAATTTCTGTAAAGTTTCCAGGTAAAACACGTGAAACCATGTAGGGCATAATAGAAGAGTCAAAAGTAACCCCAACCGCAAAAGAAGTGGCCGGAGTCCATGCGCTACGGTTTAATTTTTCGGAGGCTTCTTTTATTTTTAACGCCGCTTGAGTAGTAAAATAACTTTCTCCTTTTATTACTCCCTGAGTAATTCCCAATACTACTACCTCATCCGCTGAGGTTATGGCTGTTCCAGTTGGTAGGCTTTGAGTTCCGAAATTTGAAGTTTCGACAACTACATCATATTTCACTAAAATGTCTTTACTTACCCCGCTGAAAACTCTTTGGGTATTAACCGCCGCACCTTTATAAAGATACAAAAGTTGCTGACCTACTCCCGCCGATAAAATACCGCCTGGGTAATAACAAACCTCACCGCCGCTCAAAATATAACCCTCACTCACTACCGGCGCCGCTGGGTTTGTATAATCATACTCAAGGCCGCTCAAAATTAAACCATTTTCAAACTCCTTAGCGTCTGGGTTTCCTGCTCCTTGTTGGTAAAGTAAAGGAGGGAGCAAACGCCGCAAAGCCTCAAAATAATTTAAATTGTCTGCTCGCTCATTCTCTTGAATCCTGACAAGGTCATCCGCAAATATAGGAGCGCCCCCGGTGGCCATTTCTCCGTTAATACTTTTGAAAATTGGGGTTTTTGGTTTTAAGTTTGCCATTTTAATAAGATTGTATTGTGTAAAAAGTTGAGTAAGGGCGTAAGCGATCTACCTCCGCGCTAATGTTTGAAGGTCCGTAAAGGTTATAAATCGCCAAAGGAACAAACACCACAAAACGCCGGTTGTTTGTTACCTCGCTTTCATTGTTAAATATAGCGGGAGGCTGCCCCTCGCTTTCATTGTAAAAAACAAAAGGAGTTAAACCCTCACTTTCATTAAAGAAAATGTCTGGTAAAATATTGTTACCGCTGTTATCAATGTAAATAAACTGCGGACCCGTAACATTAAAAACATCGTTTAAAATGCTTTCCATTATAATTCTCTGGCCGTTTTGCTTTGCCTGTCCTATGATGTAGGGCCGATAGACTAAAAAAGTATCATTGTGCAAAGTCTGCAAAGGAGCTAGCAAAGCATTAAGCCACGAAATTTCTACAGGCTTCCTCTTGTCGGGCGGTAAATATTCCTTAATTAAAAGGTCAAAGTCTAAATTATAAATGCTCATTATACATTAGGTATTTGATCGTCACCAAGTAAAACAATAGTATCGTCCAAAGTGAAACCCGCCGTGTCCTCTCCTATTGCATATCCGGCGCTAGTTTCTCTCTGTACTGCTATGCTCTGGCCTCCTGGAATTGGCGTACTAAAGTCTCTAATAATTAGAGGGAAATTTGAGTCGTCAAGTGTAACCACTCCCTCTACTGCTTGGATAGCGTCCACTAACTCAGTCTTAACTAAAACGCCGTTAAAATTAGAGATACTTAAACTTTCCAAATAAGTGTCAATAGCTGTGATCACATCCGCCTTAACTGTCACGGGGTCAAACTGCCTCAAATAATAAACATTTAACGCTGTAATCCTTACGCGGTCCGCTTGCTGGCTTATTGTATCAATTGGAATACCCACAAAGCCGATCGCGTCCAAATAACCAGACAAAGCGCTCAATTCCAAAGCCGTCAAGGGCGCTATTCCCCCACTCCCGTCGTCTTTTGCTGCTTTTACTAATACCCGCCCGTTAGACTGCTCAATTACAGCCGCCCGAGTTACTATCCTTAAACTTTCATCAATGGTTGAGTAAGTCGCTTTACCGTCAATTACTGTGATTACTTGCGGGTTTGTTTGGTCATATTGAAACTCTAAAACCCTCTTTTGTAACCAATCCGCAGTCCCAGGGACCGCCTCTCTCGCTATTTGCTCAAGCTCTGCCCTAAACACGTCGTTAATTTGCTCCTCAGTCTCTAATGCTGAGGCTGTTAAGCTGGTCCATAACCTCCAAATAGCCACAGCGGAGGGACTTGTCAAAGAGGTTAAATTTGGGTCTGCTTGTACCGCTGCTATAATCTCATTTTGTATATCAGTTACACTTCTTGCCATTTTAATTGTCGTTTACGTCCCTTGCGGTCCTAATGTCGTCATCTGTTAACGGGTTAATTATCACCTCTCCCGTGAGGTCTAGGTCTAAAGTTACCGCTGTTCCTTGGTCTACATAAGTCGAGGAGTCATTAATAGTCACGCTGTAATCTTGTATAAAATTGTAGTAATTCCGGCGCGACTCGTCCGGCTCCTCATAAATACGAGTGAAACCAGAGAAACCAACTCCCGCAAACCCTTGAAATTTAGAGTGAACTAACTGTTTTAAATCAAAAATCTCTAAAACTGTCTTGTTAATCGAAAGCCTAGACTTTGTGAGCTTATCACAAATATAAAATCTCACTACTAGATCCTGATTTTTTTGAACTCCCGCCGTGTAATTTGTGTAATTTGCCCCCTCTGGAAATGAAATAAACAAAGCAGGGAAAGCGAAGGAATCAATTACGCCCTCATCTTGCTTATCAAATTGATCGTTATAAAGGTCCACGGTCTTAAATTGTGGCAGCTCTGCGGCTATCTTGTTTAAAATTCCCTGAACCAATAACCTCTGCATGCTGTAAATTTAAAGAATTTTTTTTACCTCTCTTTTTATTATCCTACTTATTTTTTTATTAAGCAGCTGACTCTCTCCCATGAATTTTCTCTGTGGCATTTTAAAGCCTTTTCCCCTTCCAGCCCGAAGCCCAAAATTGTGTACGCTACCATACAAAGAGGTTGTTACTACTTTTTTTGTTCCGTCTTTATTAGTTCTTACTACTTTTTTATCTTTTATACCTATTTCAGCTCTTTTCGCG